AAGCTACATGTGGACTAGCGTACAACAATTACAAGACAAAGTACAAGACCTAGAATCTAAGATGAGTTTGGTAGTCAGTAAAGACAATAAAGTAATTCCTAGTTTAGAAGCAGAACTAGCCAGAGAAAAACTACGCCAAGATGTTAATAGTACTCAGCCGAAAACAGAGAACGTATTATTGTTTTAGAACAAAATCTAAAAAACAAAAAGTAAGAACATACCCTAGGACCGTTAGGGTTATGTGCCCGGCTGCTGGGCTGACTGAAGGATTCGCTACCCCGTAGGTCAAAAGTGAGCATTTAATTCTTCCCCAAAAAACTCTAAATAATATATCCGAAAGTCACAAACTTTCAGGAATAACCTAGGGAATAATAAGAATGATAAAAAGAATCCTGGGATGTGCCGGAATGTTGGCCTATCTGCTAACATCCACTGCGGCCATCGCTCAAACTACAACAAGCACATCAAGCACATCTGGTGGAACAACCACAGGTACTACGAGTGTTATCAACCAAGGTGGTTATACAACTACTTCATTAGTAGATACTAACAGTACTAGCAATAGTACCAGCACAGTTACCACTAATAATAACACTACTACTAACAATACAAGTACAAGTACTTCTACTGTCAATAGTACCAATACAAATAACAACGTAAACACTAGTACATCAGTTAATACAAATAACAATGTTCAAAGTGGTACTGTAACAAATATTAATCAGAATACCAATACTGGTACTATGACATATAATAACAACAATGTTAACACTGGCACTATCACTAACAATAACAATAACGTCAACACCGGAACTATGACATATAATAACAACAATGTCAACACAGGTGATATGACTAACCGCAACATTAATACTAGCACTTCAACTAACGTAAACACTAATAACAACATTAATAGTGGTACAATGACTTACAATAATAACAATGTAAGTACTAGCGTTAACACAAACAATAATATTAACAGCGGTACAATGACTTACAACAATAACAATGTAAGTACATCAAACAATGTTAATACAAATAATAACGTTAACACCGGTGATATGACTAACCGTAATATCAATACCAGTACATCAACTTCAAATAATGTTAACACTAACAACAATATCAATACTGGTGATATGACTAACCGTAATATCAATACCAGTACATCAACTTCAAATAATGTTAACACTAACAACAATAACAACACTAGCAATAACACTAACGTAAATATTCAACAGGGTGAAATGACTAATCGTAATATTAACGAAACAGTTATCAGACAAAAAGTTGAGCAACCTCCTCCAACAGCAATTGCACCGGCAATGATGAGTGGTGGTAACAGTGATCTATGTACTACGGGTGTAAGTGGAGCCGCACAGACACAAATTTTAGGTATTAGTTTTGGCTCTACCCAACGTGACGAGAATTGCGAAAGATTGAAACTTAGTAAAACTCTATTTGACATGGGTATGAAAGTTGCTGCCGTAGCAACTATGTGTCAAGACCGTCGTGTATTTGATGCTATGTTGGCTGCAGGCACACCTTGCCCATATGAAGGTATGATTGGTGAGCAAGCCAAAGCAGCCTGGGAAGCAAATCCAAATAAAGTTCCTAAGCGCAAATGATTAAAAAACTAGCATTAGCAATTTTACTAGCCTATAGTACTACTGTATCTGCGCAGACGGTAAACCCTACTACGGATACAGTGAGTACTACTGGTAATCTGATAGACCCTACTGCTTGGACAGGTGTTATCTATATGACACCCGGGCAGTTAGGGCAAGTAGAGGGTACAGGAGGTGGTCCTATACCAGCGTTTAACACAGGCACTAATACTATTCGTTACTCTTTTATGCCGTATACTGCTAGTCAGATTCAGGCTATCAATGCCGCAATGTTCAACAACAATACTAATATACAAGTTAGTGGATATAACTATAGTTGGAGATTATTCGGAGATAACGGATTCTTAAATGTATCCGGCAAGTTATATGATACTAAAGGTGCTGTATTAGAACAAGCAAGTTATGACTATTTTTTCTCTCCAGCAATGCCAAAAAACTGGGAATTGATTTCTGGTACAAGTAATTTTTCTACTGCTCATAAATTTGATACATTAGGATCACTAGAATTTAGTGCTACTGGTTCAGATAGTTTATTTTGGAGTGGTTATTATGGTCCTAGACTAAGAGATGTAAATGTCAGTTTTAACTATAGTTTAGCACCTACCAATAATACAACTACCCCAACAGCGCCCACTAATAATACAACTACTAACACTATCAATGAAATTATAACTGCGGCAAGCCAACCAGTTACACAAGAATCAACAGTTACACAACCAGCCACAGTAGCGGCAACCACTGAAGTTGTTTCTGCCCCTGTTTCTACCTCGACTACATCAACAACCTCAACAACCACTAACACTGCTAGTGCAACACCCGTAGCAACTGTAGCAACTGTTACCCCTTCAGTACAAACGCAAACAACACAGCAAACTAGTAGTTCATCAAGTTCAACTAGTTCATCACCTTCAGTTTCTTTAGCACTATCAACCATTAGAAACAATGAAAAGAGAGAGCAGGCAATTGTTGCAACCGCAGTTGCAAGTGCGAATGAAACTGCACAAGCCGCAGTTCAGGCAGCAGAACAAACAGCAATATCTGTTGCTACTACTTCAAGTGCATCAAGCATGGCATCTGCTACCACAACACAGACTGCAAGTTCATCAACACAGACTGCAAGTACATCAACACAATCAATGATTGTTGCGACTAGTAATCCTACAGTAGCAGTGTCAACCGCTAGCAGTCAATCAATTCAAGTAATGATGACTCCGCAGTTGGCACCTCGTGTTGCTACTACAGTTCAAGCAACTACTAACAATGACTCTATTACCGTAAGTTCAGCAAGTCGTACTCAAACTACTAATGTTCAGCAATCAAGTTTTCAACCAGTAGTTGCTGAATCCTCTATTAGTGTGTTGCAAGGACCAACAATAACAGAAGCACCTAGACCTACAATGCAGTCTGCAATTACAGATATGAGATTAGTTCAAGACACTGATTTAGTAGTTTTTACAAACAACTTCCTAACTAATCGTACTAATCCTTTAACTGAGATTGTAGAGAATAATACAAGACCATCAAACAATACAGTAGAACAAAAAGAAAGCGTATTGAACAAAACCGCACAAAATAATGAATTAGCAGGCGGAGTAAATTTAGAAAGAATGGCTGTACAGCCGGTTGGATATAACGCATATCTTCAATTAGCGTTGAGAGATGTTGCTTTTTATGCACCAAAAGAAATCTATAGAAACCAAAGAGTTATAGATAATCAGCAAGCAGTTCGTTTGTTAAACTTTGCTAGCGAATTAAAACACCAAGAAATGGTGAACCAACAATATGGAGAAAAAAAATAAAATGAGTATTATTGACGAACAATCCGTGAAAGAGGCAAAGCCATATGAATTCAGTATTGCCGGCTTCAAACTAAAACTAAACAGCACATTTCTTGCTGTAGCAATTCCTGTACTTACTACATTAGGTGGTGCAAGTTGGGGTGCATTCGAATTCTACAATGACTATCGCAATATGAAGATGAAGATTGAAAAATATGTTGCGCCTGACTTGACAAACTTTGACAAGAGATTAGCAGTTATTGAAGAGAATAGCCAAAAGCAACTAGAATATACACGTGATATCAAAATTGACTTAAAGAACGATGTCCGTCGTTTAGATGACGTAGTTGCTGACGTAGAACGAACCGCAAAGATGAGCCAGCGTGAAACCGACAACAGTGTCAGAGATTTGCGCACAGAGGTCCGTTCAATTAGAGGCGATATGGAAGGCACATTAAAAGCCAATGGTCGTGAAGTACAGGCTACAGTTAATGAACTAAAGCGTGAGAATCAGGCTTTGGAACGTAAATTAGAAGGTAAGATCAAGCAAGCATTGGACAACCCATTAGCAAATAGATAAAAAAATTTACACACAGAGACATGACTTAAATATTAATATCGTAGACAATACGATTCTTTAAAAAGAGGAAAAACTATATGAAGAAACTTTTAACAGTAGCACTATTGGCAGCAACAGCCGCTTTGCCCGTAACAGCATTTGCATCTTCACTAACCGGTGAAGTTCGTATTGCTGACCCACGTTCAAACAAGGCTGACTCCACAGAGTATCGTGTCGAAGCATGGAAGAAGGCTTTTGGCTCAGTACTTCTAGGTGCAGAATTGCAGGCCATTCAGCCAGCAAATGAAGGCAAGTTGAATTCTTTAGTTTCAGTTAAGGCTGGAACTGAAGTACGTAAATTTGCTGGATTCAAGCCAGTAGCCTACGCAGAAGTTGGACAGCGTCTTGCTGACAGTGCCTCAGGTGGAAACTTTAAATTTTGGGGCGCAGGCCTTGAAGTTGCTCGTCCACTAGCAGCCGGCTTTACCCTAAACACTGGCTATCGCCATCGTGAAGGTTTTAGCGACGGTAACCTTAAGGAAGATCGTCTACACGGCGGCGTTTCTTACGCACTAACCAAAAAGACCAATGCAGGTGTCACTTATTATCGTACACGTAGTGGTGGTAACGATGTTGATGCAATTGGTGTAGGTCTTACAACAAAGTTCTAATTTAGAATTTAGTTGTTTGAGAGTAGGCCCGAGTTTATCTCGGGCTTACTTTTGGGATAAATACTAGACTATGAGAGCCACTGAATTTATTACTGAACGAAAGAAAAAGCGCAAGAAAAGTGCATTAAGAAAGTACTTTTTTCCGGGCTTTGCTTACTATGGGTTTGGTGGTAGTGAGTCGGGTGATGCCGGCGGGGACGCAGGTGGTGAGAGCATCCATGAAACAGCAGTATCAGAGTTAGCCAAAGAATTACCTTCATTAAAAAAGCATGACTATAATACTATTGATTTATTGATGAGAAAGATTTCTAAGAAACACCATATAACCGGTAAGGCATTACATGACCTATTCGTCAAAAAATTCAAGAAAACTCCTGATAGTTGGATTAAAAACAAACTTGACGAAGTTGAAAATGTTGACGATGATTTAGCACATGAAGTAGACAAGTTTGCTCAATGGGCAGGTGACAAATTAAACATTAAGAATTTGCCAAAAATTGAATTGAGTATGGATACAAAAGAAGCACAAGAGAATCATCATACAGGTGGGCATGTCGATGGATCTGATAGCATTTGGGTATACACTGCTAACAGAAACCTTGTTGACATTCTACGCACAGTTTTCCATGAATTGGTACATGTTCGTCAAGGTGAACTAAACATGATTAAGTCCGGTGATAGTTATCCCGGAAGTCCAATTGAAGCAATGGCTGACATGCTTGCCGGTAAGTATATTAAAATATATGGTGAAGGCAACCGACATATATTTCAGTAATGTCAGATTATCAGTTAATACACCTATCAAAATATTCTAATAACAAATTATTTTCTACAGTAAATGTAGAAGAATTCTATTTGGACATGTATGATATCAAACATAGATATCCAAATAAGACTGTATTACTAATTCACATTTTTGAAAACCTAGAATTTACATCATATAATTCAATTGCAATTGAATGTTTCAGAACAATCTTACAGAGAATTGATATAAAATACTATTTTGTATTAGACGGTGCATATAAAAACGAGCATCAACTTATCAACCCTGAATGTATAACTACCTTGAATTGGGGTATGATGTACACATATCATCATGTACATGATAATAAACACCCCGTATCAAATGAATATAATCCAAAGAATGGTAAAGGATTATTTCTATGCGGTAAAGCAGATAAACCTCATAGAATTGGTTTGTTAAAAAGATTTTATGAAACTAATTCATTGAATAATTTAGTTTGGTCATTTTATAATCCAACTAATACTGTTAACTCAATTAGAGAAAATTATTTCAATGAATATTCTGATGAACAGTATGAACATTTTTTACATGAAACTGTAAGGACCTTGGATTACAAACCTGAATATTCAGTTCATCCATTGGAAACATTCAGTCATTATGGATTCCCATATGATGTTAAACTATATGAAGATACTGCATTTAGTATCGTAAGTGAAACATGGTCTCAAGGTAAACAATACCTGTTTACTGAAAAGATTTGGAAAGCCATTGTTAATAAACACCCGTTTATTATAGTTGGTCCTGTTAATAACATTATAATGTTACAGAATATGGGATTTAGAACATTTGAAAATTATTTAAAGGTTAAGGATTACCATCAAAGGGAAGAACTTGAAGATAGACTAGATGCTGTGGTGATCAATGCCGTTGATTTCCGAAACCAACTTGAAGATCAAAATACCGTATTACGGGAAAAGATTAAACAAGACGTAGACTATAATTTTGACCGTTTTATGCAACTTGCCCGAAAAGACATAAATGATTTCCTTTCCGCTGTACAAGCACCCTATAGTTTGATAGCATCAATCATTGAACACCACGCAGAGATTCAACAGTATAATAGAGAAACCGGTCATTATTGATAATGGCTAAACAGGCTATTGACTATGCCTGCTTTTTGAACTATACTAACAAAGTCACAATACAGGAGTAACCTATATGACTACACGTACATTTAACAATGAAGCAAAAATCAAACTTACCCAACTTGTAAACGAGGGTATGGCAGTGATGCAAGAGATTGAAACCCTAAATGAGGGTCTGACTGATACGATCAAGGCAATCGCAGAAGAACTAGAAATCAAGCCCAGCGTACTAAAGAAGGCAATTCGTGTTGCTCACAAGTCACGCCTAGGTGAGACTAATAAAGAAAACGAAGAACTTAACACTATTCTAGAGACCGTCGGCAAGACTCTCTAATATGAGTAGATTGGTTGCATTTGGCTGTTCGGCAATTACCGGCATGAGCCTGCCAGATGTGTATCCAAAAAACAACAAGACCAGTGTTTATGCATGGCCCAATGCTCTAGCAAAACGCATGCAACTAGAATGCGTTAACTTGGGTATTCCAGGGAATAGCAACATAAACATCTTAAGACAAATACTCAATTTTGAATTCAAAGAAAAAGATATCGTTGTAATATTATGGACTCATTTTACTAGAGAAGATATTTTCGACAGTAAGGATAAAGTGATACATATTACAGCCGACAGCAAAAATAATTATAATGCTTGGCTAAGAATTTACAGCGACTATGCATTGAATTTTAAAAATTGGTTGCATATTCATCATGCCGATTTGTTTTTAAAAACGAAGCCCGTAACGGTAATTCATCAGGTGCGTGATGCTACGATTAGTAAACCGGACGAAATAATTGTTGACAATTGTATCGTTGAGGAGTTACAATACAAAGATTACGCATGTGATAATTACCATATGGGTCTAGAAACTCAAAAATATTTAGAAGAAAAGTTTTACATGAGGATTATGAATGTCTTACGTTGATGCGATTCACGATAACAATGGTGACCGCATTTATGTGGTAGAGCGTACGCCAGAAGGCAAGCGCACGTATAAAGAGTTCCCTACAAATTATACATTTTATTACAGCGACCCTAAGGGTAAACATCGCAGTATCTACAACGATCCTGTAAGCAGATTCAGTACACGTAAGCGTAGTGAATTTGAGAAGGAACGCAGGATCCATAGTGGTAAGAAACTTTTTGAAAGTGATATCAACGTAGTCTTTCGCTGCCTCAGCGAAAACTATCTCGGTGTGGAGCCTCCAAAACTTCACACTGTTTTCTTTGACATTGAGGTAGACTTTGATCCTGATAAGGGTTTCAGTCCCACTAGTGATCCTTTTAACCCGGTTACAGCAATCAGTCTTTACTTAGATTGGCTTGATCAATTAGTCACACTTTGCATTCCTCCCCGTCACATGTCTGACGAGACTGCAAAAGAAATTGCAAGCCAATTTGAAAACTGCATTATCTTTAAGAATGAAACAGAAATGTTTGAGACATTCTTTCAACTTATTGAAGATGCAGATGTATTGACTGGTTGGAACTCAGAAGGATACGATATTCCATATATGGTTAATCGTGTCACACGTGTAATGAGTAAGGATGATACTCGCAAGTTTTGCTTGATGGGTCAACTTCCAAAGCCAAGAACATATGAACGTTTTGGTAAAGAAGAAACGACATTTGATCTTGTTGGTCGTATTCACATGGACTATCTACAGTTGTATAAGAAGTACAACTACGAGAGCCGTCACAGTTATAAACTAGACTTCATCGGTGAGATGGAAGTTGGTGAGAACAAGACACAATATGAAGGTACACTTGATCAATTGTACAATAAGGACTGGCTCAAGTTCTTAGAATACAATCGTCAGGATACGATGTTGTTGGTTAAGATCCACAACAAACTGAAATTCTTAGACCTAGCAAATGCGCTAGCACATGAGAATACAGTCTTGTTGCCAACAGTCATGGGTTCTGTTGCAATGATTGAAATGGCAATCATGAACGAAGCACATGAACGTGGATTGGTAGTTCCTGATAAAAAACGAAAGGGTTCTCATGATGAAGATGTACAACAAGCGGCAGGTGCCTATGTTGCTACGCCCAAAAGGGGCATTCACGAATGGGTCGGAGCAGTTGACATTAACTCACTGTACCCGTCAGCAATCCGCGCTCTTAACATGGCGCCAGAAACCATCATTGCTCAAGTCAGACAAACACTCACTGACCAGTACATGCTTGATAAGGGACTCAAACTAGCACGTGAAAAGAAGCGTCATAAAGAAGGTGATGATGCTGTAACAGGCAGTATTCTATGGGAAGGCTTGTTCGGCTCACTTGAATATACTGCAATCATGAGCCAAGAACGTGGCACAATTCTTACTGTTGATTATGAAGATGGTCGTAGTGTAGAGATGAGTGCCGCAGAGATTTGGAAGATGGTCTTTGATAGTCATAAGCCTTGGATGATCAGTGCGAACGGCACAATCTTTACATATGAAAAAGAAGGTGTTATTCCAGGACTGCTTACACGTTGGTATACAGAACGTAAATCAATTCAAAAGCAGGCTAAGGAAAGTTATGGAACTGACATGTATGAGTATTATGATAAGCGTCAGTTGGTTCGCAAGATTTTGCTTAACTCAGCATATGGCGCATTGTTGAACGAACACTGCCGTTTCTACGACAAGCGTATCGGTCAATCAGTAACATTATCAGGTCGTCAGATCTC